GCTTGGCAATCAGCTACTGATGGCCCGGCAGGGAATGACACTGGCTCCCCTGCGTGTTCCTCAGGCAGAAGCCTCGCAGAAACAGACCGAGGCGCTCGAAAAAAGCCGACGCGAGCTGGCCCTGTCACGCCTGAAAGGTGAGGCAAAAGAGCGCGCACGGCTTGGCTATGCTGCTGATGAGCTCGGTCTGACGGCTGATCCGCAATTCCAGACCAACCGGCTTGAGTACATCAATAACGGGCTTGAAGAGTGGCGCAATAACGAGGCCAACAAAAAGCAACCCAAAGGGCCAAAGACGGACGAAGAAAAGGCCGCTGATGCTTATAAAAGGATGATAAAGCAGCAGAAGGAGCAGATCGCCCTGCAGGGGCAGAGCACCGAACTTGCCAGGGTGAAATACCAGGTGGTTGAAGGTGAATTGTCCACCCTGGACAAGGCGCAGAAGGCTGAGCTGATGCGCAACGCTGCGTTAATCGATCAGGTCAAACTTCGCGAGCAGTTGCGTAATTACGAGGCGAATCTGGCTGACAGCAACGCCAGCGCCAGGGCGGCCAATGATGCGCAGCTTATTGGTTACGGTCAGGGCACCCGGTTCCGTGAGCGGATGCAGGAGCAGTTCAATATCCGCAAGGAGTTTGAGCAGAAGAATACCGATCTGCTCCGGCAGCGGCAGGCCGGGGATATTGACGAAACCTTCTACCAGCAGGGGCTGGCACTCAACAAACGCTATCTGGAAGAGCGGCTGCGCGACCAGGAGGGGTATTACACCGCTTCCGATGCGCAGCGCGGTGACTGGTTAACAGGCATGTCAGAGGGCTATGCGAACTGGGTGGACGAGGCGACCGACTATTCAGCGATGGCTGCCGACGGGATGAAGCAGGCCATGGGCGGGGCGGTGACTACTATTACCGATATGCTCAATGGCAACCTCGACAGCTGGAAAGACTGGGGCATGAACGTACTGAAAATTATCGAGACCGTTCTCGTTAATATGATGGTGGCGAATGCCGCGAGTTCTCTCGGCTCACTTTTCAGCTTTGGTGCCTCATCCGCCGCAACGGCCAGCAGCGGGACGGCCATTCAGAGCGCAGCCTCAAACTTTACCTTCAACGCCAAAGGCAATGTCTACGACTCACCCTCCCTGAGTGCATACAGCGGTGGTGTCTACCAGACTCCGCAGCTGTTTGCCTTTGCGAAAGGGGCCGGGGTGTTTGGTGAGGCAGGTCCGGAGGCGATTATGCCGCTCACGCGCGCGGCGGATGGTTCGCTCGGCGTTCGCGCAGTCGGCGCGCCGCAGTTTTCCGGCGGTGGCCCGTCCGTGTCGTTCGGCGATATCAACATCAATGGCGGTGCGCAGTCCACGGCAGGGCAGGGAGCAGCCGCAACTGCCGGCAGACAACTCAAGGATGCAATCGTGACGGTGATTAATGAGCAGGCCAGCATGCCCGGATCGCCTTTGTGGCGGCTTTTGAAAGGAGCGTAATATGGCAGTTGAGACCTTCTCCTGGTGCCCGAAGGTGGCCGCGCAGGCAGATACCAGCTTCCGCACCCGTAAGGCGCAGTTCGGGGATAACTATGCGCAGGTGGCCGGGGACGGCATCAACCCGGTCACACCGCAATGGAGCGTGAGTTTTACCGGCGATGAAGCCTATGTTCTGGCCATAAAGGCGTTTCTGAAGCGGCATGCCGGCTGGAAGTCCTTCATCTGGAAACCGCCCCTGGAGTCCGCGGGGCTGTGGCGGTCTGAATCCCTCCAGATAGCCACCCACGGCAATGACAAATACACCCTCAGCACCACATTCATTCAGGCATACCATCCATGAGCATTTCATCTGATGTCCAGAAACTGGAGCCGGGCAGCCGCGTCCGCCTTATCGAGGTTGACGGGGAAGCGTTCGGCGCCGGCATTCTGCGGTTTCACAACGAAACCATCCCTCATTCAGAGGCCGAGATCACTGCCGCCGGCGGCGATGCGTCAAAGCTTCCGCCGAAGTCTGTCTGGTGGCAGGGGCTGGAGTATGGTGCGTGGCCCTTTGAACTGACCGGCCTGTCCGTCAGCAGCGACGGGCAGAGCGCCCGCCCGACACTGACCGTGGCAAATATCAGCGGCACGATTGGCGCGCTCTGTCGCCGCTTTCAGGGGATGGCTAAGGCGAAAGTGATTATCCACGAGACCTTCGCTCATTACCTTGATGCCCGCAACTTCGCTGGCGGCAATCCTGCCGCTAACCCGAATGAGGAGCGCAGGCAGGTCTATTACATCGACCGTAAATCCAGTTCGGATGATGAAACCGTGGAGTTTGAGCTGTCCAGCCCGGCAGATCTTCGTGGGCAGCTCATCCCCACAAGGCAGATCCAGCCCATGTGTACCTGGTGCATGCGCGGCTGGTACAAAACCGGGAACGGCTGTACCTATGCCGGGCAGAATGGCTGGTTTGATAAGGACGGAAACCCGGTCGACGATCCTTCGAAAGATGTTTGCTCAGGCCTGCTGTCCACCGGGTGCAAGCCGCGGTTCGGCGCCAACAACGAGCTCGATTTTGGCGGGATGCCAGGCGCGTCACTTCTGAGGGGGTAATATGCGGGACAAGACAATCAGCGCGATTCTGGCGCATGCGGCGCAGGCGTTCCCGGCTGAATGCTGCGGTGTGGTGATCCAGAAGGGACGGGTTGAGAAGTATATCGCCTGTCGCAATCTGGCCACCTCCCCGGAGGAGCAGTTTGAACTGTCACCGGAGGATTACGCGGCAGCCGAAGAGCAGGGCACGGTGGTTGCCGTGGTGCACAGCCACCCCGGCGACGGTGCCACAACGCAGCCGAGCGAGCTCGACATGCTGATGTGCGACGCGACCGAAGTGCCGTGGGTGATCGCTTCATGGCCTGAAGGCGATATCCGCACCATCATGCCGCGCGGCGATCGCCCGCTGACCGGGCGTCAGTTTGTGCTCGGGCATGCTGACTGCTGGTCCCTTATCCGGGATTACTTCCGCACTGAACACGGTATCGCGCTGCCCGACTACAGCGTCGATCGTCACTGGTGGGAGGACGGCGAAAATCTCTATATGGATAACTGGCACGACTGCGGATTCAGGGAGTTCGACGGCCCCTCCCGGCCCGGCGATATGGTCATCATGCAGGTGCAGGCCAGCGTGCCAAATCATGCCGGCGTCCTGCTGGAGGGCAACATGCTGCTGCACCACCTGTACGGACAGCTCAGCCAGCGCATCCCGTATGGCGGCTATTACCGTGACCGGACCATCAAAGTTTTACGGTACAAGGATCTGATGTAATGGAGAAACGAACCGTTATCAAGCTGAGCGGGTCGATGGCGCAGCGTTTCGGGCGCACGCACCGCCGGGCGCTGTCCTCTGCCAGCGAGGTTTTCAGGGCGTTGTCCAGCACGGTGGACGGCTTTGAGGATTATCTCCGCGAGGCGCGGGCCAGGGGACTCGACTTCGTTATCTTCCGCGATCGCCGGAACATCGGTCAGGAAGAGTTTTCGCTTCTCGGCCCCGGCGATGAGCTGCGCATTATTCCGGTGATCCGCGGCAGTAAGCGTGCCGGCATCTTCCAGGCGGTGCTCGGGGCTGCCCTGATTGCCGGGGGTATCGCCCTTGGCCCTGCCGGAGCCGGGCTCATCGGTAAAGGAGTCGCGCTGAATGTTGCGCTGGTCGGCGCATCCATGGCGCTGGGTGGGGTGGTGCAGCTGCTGTCGCCGCAGGTGGCGGGGATGAGGATGCGTCAGGACCCGGATAACAAGCCTTCCTATGCGTTCGGTGGTCCGGTCAACACCACCGCCAGCGGCAACCCGGTACCCCTGCTCTACGGCCAGCGGGAGATCGGGGGTGCCATCATTTCAGCCGGTATTTATGCGGAAGATCAGCAGTAAGCCGGTACGTGATTACTTTATGCCGCCTGCGGGCGGTTTTTTTATGGGCGCGATATGACGAACACAGCGATTAAAGGACGCAAGGGCGGCGGCACCAAGACCCGCACGCCGGTGGAAGCCCCGGACAGTATTCAGTCCATAGCCAGAGCGAAAATCCTCGTCGCGCTCGGCGAGGGGGAGTTCGCAGGTGGCCTGGACGGGCGCAGCATTTATCTTGGCGATGCGTCATCGTATACCCCGCTGCAGAATGCCGACGGCAGTTACAACTTCAACAACGTAAAATATGAGTTCCGCTCCGGCACCCAGGACCAGAGCTATATTCAGGGCTTTCCGGGCGTTGAAAATGAGCTGCAGGTCGCCTACGAACTCAAAGCTGCCGTGCCGTATGTCCGCTCTGTCTCCAGTACCCAGCTTTCAGCCCTGCGCATCCGCCTCGGCTGGCCCTCGCTGCTGAACCAGAAAGATAACGGCGATAAAGTGGGTACACGCGTTGAGTATGCGATCGACCTGTCTGTCGACGGCGGCGCATATGTGACGGTGGTCAATGGCGCTGTCGACGACAAGACCACCACCCTCTATGAGCGCAGTCACCGTATCGACCTGCCGAAAGCCGCCACCGGCTGGCAGCTGCGCGTGCGCCGGATAACGCCTGATTCAACGACGGTGAATATTGTGGACAGTATGCGCGTCGAGGCTGTCACCGAAATCATTGATGCAAAGCTGCGTTATCCCAACACAGCGTTGCTCTACATTGAATTTGATGCGAAGCAGTTCCCGAACGGCATCCCGCAGGTCGTGTGCAATCCGAAGGGGCGCATTATTCGCGTGCCTGATACCTACGATCCTGACACGCGCACCTATTCCGGCACCTGGGAAGGCGGGTTCAAATGGGCATGGACCGATAACCCGGCCTGGATTTATTACGACATCGTGCTTAATGAGCGCTTCGGCCTCGGTCAGAGGATTGATGCGACCCAGATTGATAAATGGGAGCTGTACCGTATCGCGCAGTACTGCGATCAGCCGGTGCCGGATGGCAAAGGTGGCAGCGGTACGGAGCCGCGCTTCCGCTGCAACGTCTACATTCAGGAGCGCAATGACGCCTGGACGGTGCTGCGCGACCTGGCCGGTATATTCCGTGGCATGACCTACTGGGGCGACAACAAGCTGTATGTGCTGGCCGATATGCCCCGCGATATCTGGCACATCTATAACCATGCCAGTGTGGTCGACGGTAAATTTACCTTCGCCGATCCGAGCGAAACCACGCGCAACACTGCCGCGCTGGTGAACTGGTCCGATCCGGCGAATCACTACAAAGACACGCCCGAAGTCGTTTATGACAACGATCTGGCGATGCGCTTCGATTACAGCCAGCTCGAAATGACGGCCATCGGCTGCACCCGACAGTCAGAGGCAAACCGGCGCGGGCGCTGGGCGCTGCTCACCAACGGCATCGGTGAGGTGGTGACGTTCAGCACGGGTATGGATGTTCCCCCTGTCGGAGAGGTGATCGGCGTGGCCGCGAACGAACTGGCCGGCAGGGTGATTGGCGGCAGGGTAAGCGCGGTCAGCGGCCGTAATATCACGCTTGACCGTGCCGCAGATGTTACCGCCGGCAACCGGCTCTTTCTCAACCTGCCTTCAGGTGTGGCTCAGGCACGGACCGTGCAGGCGGTTAACGGAAATACTGTCACGGTCACCACCGCCTACAGTGAAACGCCTGAGGCGGAGTGCTGCTGGGGTGTGGATGCTGACGATCTTTTTATCGCGCTCTTTCGTGTTACGGGCACCCGTGACAACGATGACGGCACTTTCGAGGTGACCGGCGCGACGTACAGCCCGGATATTTACGCTGCGGTTGATACTGGCGCCCGGCTCGATGAAAGGCCGGTCAGCGTCATCCCGCCCGGCGTGCAGGCACCGCCGGAAAATATCGTTATCGACAGCTACTCGACGGTCAGCCAGAACATAGCGATCACCACCATGCGTGTGGCCTGGGATTCTGTTAAAGGGGCAATCGCCTACGAAGCGGAGTGGCGACGCGACAGCGGCAACTGGGTGAGCGTGCCCCGCACCTCCTCTCAGGGGTTCGAGGTGTCTGGCATCTACGCCGGGCGTTATCTGGTGCGGGTGCGGGCGGTGAACGCCAGCGATGTCTCGTCCATATGGGCGACATCAGCTGAGGTCACGCTCACTGGGAAAGTGGGTAATCCGCCGAAACCGGTAGGCTTCACCGCCTCGGAAACTGTTGTGTTTGGTATCGAGCTGAACTGGGGCTTCCCGGCAAACACGGACGACACTCTGAAAACAGAGATCCAGTACAGCCTGACCGGAACCGACGATGATGCCATGCTGCTGGCTGACGTGCCTTACCCGCTCCGAAAGTATCAGCAGATGGGACTCAAGGCCGGGCAGGTTTTCTGGTACCGCGCGCAGCTGGTGGACCGGACCGGTAACGAATCCGGTTACACAGACTGGATCCGCGGTCAGTCCAGCTCCGATGTGACGGACATTACAGAGGCTGTGCTCGCGCAGATCAAGGACACCGACCTGTTCAAGGACCTCATCGAGAATGCCGTGGACAGTAGCGCCAAAGTTGCGGATCTGGCTGAGGCAGTGAAGCAGAACGCTGACGGACTGGCTGCGGCGGCAGGCGCAAACCGCCAGACGGCAGAAGCCATTATCGGCAATGCTCTGGCGATCGCCGACGTGGTGGTACGTCAGTCAGCCCAGCAGGGCGCTAACTCGGCGCGGTTCGAACAGTTACGCGAGGTGATCGCCACCGAAACCGAGGCGCGCGTTACCGATGTGATCCGCCTGGAGGCAAAGACAGATCAGAATGCCGCTGGAGTCACTCAGGTTCGTCAGGCTCTGGCAACTGAAACGGAGGCGCGGGCTACCGCAGTGGATCAGCTAACCGCTCAAACGGCCAAAAATGCCGCTGGCGTCACGGACCTGACGCAGGTCGTGACAGATCTGGATTCCTCGACAGCCTCGCGCTTTGAGGAGATTTCAGCAGAGATCGCAGGCATAGATGGAAGCGATATCAGAGGAGGAATACAGAGCAACTCAATCGCGCTGATCACTAACACGCTGGCGCAGGTCAGTCAGTCCACCCGAATGAGCGTGCAGTACGGCGCTAACGCCGCAGGCATCCAGCGTGTTGACAACGTGATGGCAGATGCCAGCAAGGCCGTTGCCGAGTCGCTCAGGACGCTGGATGCCAGCACTGGCGGCGGCACGGCAAATGTCACTGATTTTGCGAAGACCATGGCGGATTTTTCGCAGGTCTCCGCGACAAAAATCAACTCCCTGTCAGTGACGGTAAACGGTCAGCAGGCGGCAATCGTCCAGAATGCACAGGTCTCGGCAGACATCAACAATAACCTGAATGCGATGTACAGCATCAAGGTGGGCGTGGATGCCAATGGCCGCCAGTTTGCCGCGGGCATGGGTATCGGGGTGCAGAATACCCCGGCGGGGATGCAGTCGCAGGTACTCTTTCTCGCCGACCGATTCGCTGTTATGTCACAGGCAGGCGGAACGGTGAGCCTGCCTTTTGTCATTCAGAACGGTCAGACGTTCATCAACGATGCCTTCTTCAGGGATGCCAGCATTCAGTTCGGTAAAATTACCGATTCACTGAAGTCGGACAATTATGCCGCCGGCGCAGCAGGATGGAATCTGCCTAAAAGCGGAAATGCGGAGTTCAACCAGGTAACCGTTCGCGGCGCAATTTATGCCACCAACGGCGCTTTCAACCTCACAGGGCCGGGAAACACCACCGTTATTAACGGGCTTGGTGTCACTGTTAACCTTGCAAACGGCGGTCTTATAAGGCTGGGGAGCTGGTAAATGCCGTCTGGCTTATTGATCGATTTTAATGACGGGTACCGGATGGAAATTACGGCGGGGCTGCGTGCCCCGTTTTTCTGCCGGACGACGACCCAGGGCTATTGGGGAAAATCTGTGCCGGTAGACGGGTATGGTAGCGGGGACATGGCTGTTTTCATCCCGACCGAAAGCGTCAGAATTTTTGATTTTGGCACCGCGCTTTTTCCCTACACCCAACGTCTGGTGTCTGTGACGCAAAACGGCGGGACATTGACGATGAATTCTCAGGGAGACAGAGAGGGGGCATCTGATACTTACCAGTGGCCCGGACAGGTATGGCGCATCACACCCGCAAGCCAGTCAGGGAATAGCGGCCTGCTAATTTCTGACTCTACAGATTTTACCGCCCTGACCACGAACGGGAATCTCGGTAGCTGTACCTGGTACGGCACCGTAACCATCAATGGGGCATGGACGCCGCCTGTTACCGGGATAGTTTTTGCCGCATGGGACAGCCCAACAGCTGTACTGGAGAATATCGGCGGGACGATAGCGTGCTCCACTGATTCCGGTGCGTATGAAGATCTACCCTCATCAGTTACTGCACGCATCGCGATTTTTTCGAATGTGCAACCTGTGCCGGGGGATGGGCTGACATACATCAATGCGCAGGGGCAGTGCACCTTCTCAACAACCCGGAAACCCTTTGTCATCAGGAGCTTTTTTACCCCCACTCTTGCCTGGCAGGCAGTAGGCGGCATGGTACCTGTAGGACGGTATGGATGGGAAACCCGGAGAGCTGATAATTCCACCTCGTGGCACGTCGGGCGCGCCCGTGGACTGATGATGAGCGGAGGAAGCGTCAAAGGAGGCAGGGGGCGCGTTATCACACGGAACGACAGGAAGAACTGGGATTTTGACAGCAGCGGAATGAGCGCCATCAGTTTGCCGGTTATTCCCTCCATGTATTAATTAATTAATTCAATAAACCGCTTCGGCGGTTTTTTTATATCCGGAGCAGCAATGATTTATACAACAGGCTCGATCGCTGTCAGCGGCAATACCCTGACAGGCACAGGAACGAATTTTACCGCGGCAGGCTCCCTCATTCGTAACGGCTGCACGGTGCTGGCACTGACCAGCCCGGCGCAGGCATTCCAGATCACCGCAATCGACAGTGCGACCAGCCTCACGGTAACCCCGGCTGCCAGCCCGACGGTTCCCGCCGGCACTTCGTTCGCCATTTTGCTGAGCGACAGCCTTTCCGTTGACGGCCTGGCGCAGGATATCGCCGAAACGTTCACCATGTTGAACGGGTCCGGCGATGTGACCATCACCATCAATAGCACGCCTGTGACCGTACCCGGCCAGAAGTCGCTGGCAAAGAAAGGCGCCAACAGCGATATCACCTCCCTCAGCGGGCTTACCACTGCATTGAGCATTGCACAGGGCGGTACGGGCGCAAAGGATGCTGACGGTGCCCGTAAGAATCTGGAACTGAACCGCACTGCTGGCCGCTGGTACCAGTCAAACCATCCTGAAGTGTCGAAACGCTTCGGCTTCTACGGCATCACAAACACCGACCCTAACGAGATGCTTGTCTATATCGGCAAGGATTGCCTGCGTATCAAAGGCATCTTCCGATCCGACCTGTCTACTATTCTCGCTGGTCAGACGGTTATATCAGCAAAGCCCATTGATATTGATGGTGTGACGCGGGCAGATGCTGCTTCGACTTTCACCCCGGTATCGGCAGTTTATGCCGGAGGGCTGCAAAACGGTACGCTGAGCTATCTCTCAATAACAACCACTAACACAGGATCGACGCTGAATATCCCGCTGGTAGGGGCGCAACTGGGGATCGCTTTCTTCATGTTTGATTTACATATCGGTTTCACATCCTGAGGAGGATAAATGATTAATTTTTCAGGATCGTATACGCAGCGGGTAAAAGTGGCATTCGTCTATGTCTCAGGACTTGAGGAAGAAATTATGGGCAGGTTTCCTCTGATGTTTAAGCAGGATGCTGATGGCAGGTTGATGCGTCAGTCTGCGGGCTGGGTGCGGTGCGCTTACGGAGAGGTGATCGACATTAATGGCCAGTTCATCGCAAGAGATGAGGCCGATTTTGGCGCGCGATACATCGAAATTCCGGAATATGCTGGCAGTTAGGTCAGTTATCCAGGTGCATGTATGACGTAAAAAAGCCCTAGCGACGGGGCAATAGAGAAGGCTTAAAAAACCCGGCGCGGTGGCCGGGTCTTCCTCTATAAATCCGTCTTCATTTTTCCGAAGACCTTCTCAATCCCGGCTTCATATTCTTCTTTGCTATCACTCATGGCGGCGACGCCAAGAAGTTTCCCTATGTGCTGTCGGAGCGCTTTGACGCCAATTTCGGAAAGGAACAAGTGTAACTTATCTGTCTGCTTTCCGTTTTCATCGCGACTGGCACGAATTTGCTCAAGTATCTTCCCTTTGCTCTTTGCGAGCGGAACGTAAATCTGCATGTTTGTTAATTGGCCGAATCGAATTGGTCTGCCTTTTTCAGGGCGATTTAATCCGTATAAGCGGTACCATTCTTCGTATAGTTCGTCAGGAAACTCTTTCTCATATTGGCGCGCTTCTTCACGAACAAAAGCCTTGAACGCATTAATTACTTCTTGAACTTCAGGGCGATAACCTGCAACTGCATATGCAAGGCCTTTAATGCCGGCCTTCATCGCAGCATTAGAGAGCAACTGTGCCTGTTTTGCAGCTGCGATCCTGCTTTTTGGCAGGGCACCAGCGATGTTGGCTTTTATTAATGCACTAGCCAGGTCACCAACCACAGTTATGTCATATCCATGAGCCTCGCTAAAACCCAATCCTGCATCATCACCCTTCCATTGAAAAATAAGAGGATTTTTGAATTTTTCTAGTAAAATTGCATCGACGTAAGGTGCCATGTATTGTGAGTGAATAAACCTGTCAACATCGTTACCAAGTCCACCTAAACCAAGCAGTCTGGACAAGCCACGCTTACTGGTGACGACTGTTTTTTCTTCGTCATTTAGAACGTAACATTCCGCGTCAATCCCAAACTCATCCATGAAGCTACCTTTGTGGGTCGCTTTATACCCCCATCTGGCTGCTGCTCCTTTTTTGGCTTGAGCGCTACGTTGTTTTGATGTTAAAGCCTTGGCACGTGCAATGCCGCCTTTCGCTTTACCCTTGGGTTCTTTCTTGTCACTCATTATTGTAAGCACCTTGCTGTGAAATGTGCTTGCATAATAGACGCCATGCAATAATAAAAGCAAGCATTGTTTTTTTATTTATGCTTGCATTATTTGGCGCAAAAAAAAAGGCCGCATTTCTGCGACCTCTCTCTACCCTTACCGTTTAAAAATCGTCAATTAGCTCTTGAGCGATTTTATGCACCTGTTGAGGGTTAAACTCTCCATCTACCGCAGGGTAGTTGCATTCTGGCAGCGTCCATTCACTAGGCTGATCTTCATCACCCTCGATGTGAACACCTGGGTCATTTCTAAAATGCTCTCGATTGGCGTTCACTTCTTTAATGGCAGCGACTGCAGAATCACGTTCATGGCCTCTGATAACTAGTTTTGCGGCAAGCTTTGCATCGCTCCAACGATTTTCTTCTTCGATCCTCTCTACTTCGTCATCTAATTCCCAGTCTGCTGCCATTTTTTCACCTTTGCTGTGATTAAATTAATTACAAGTTATTCTAAAAAATACCCAAAATTTTCTTCCGCCACCTAAACCAGCCGCAGCTTCGTCTCTACAGCGAGGTAAAGGAGAGGTCTATGTGCCGTCTGACCGTCAGTTGTCAGTAGTGCACTGCTTCTTCTCGTACTGACAGCCATGATGATCTTTGCCGCAAGCAAAGGGCATTTCTACGTTACAGCTTCCGTTGTACCAGCTGGTGTCGGCATGTCTGAGAGAAGCCAGATACTCTTTTACATTACCCCATGAGAGTGACTTGCGACAGGTGGGATTTTATCAGGGGGGGGCTCAACCTCTAAACTATGCAAGATTCAGTGGGTGAGCTAGTGACCACAGGTTGTTCATGCAGGGCGACCACAGGCGCATTCTACACAGCCGTTATTTTGAAAACCAGTGATCAGCAGATTCCCACGTTTCCTGAAGCACAGCCTCCCCGAAAGCTTCACTCCCTTCCTTGTCCGTAGGACATAAAGCCAGCAATGAAAAAAGCCCCGGCGACGGGGCAGTTAAATTCCGTACCTGTCTGGTGCAGGCTACGGGCTGCAATGATTTTAGTCGAAACACGGTTTAACTTAAGAAAAATTCTCGGCAGTTCAACCCGTTGACAAATCTTCTTGCCGCTTCGTCTTGATAAGCTCTGGAATTCAAAATACTGTATATAAAAACAGTATTAAGGAGGTGCACATTATGCCAAGAAGAGACGATATCGAGACAGCATTCAGGCAGGCCATAGTGATGGAGCCGGGCGGGAGACGAACGGTTACGACTGCAGATTTCGTTAAGATACTGCTGACCTTCAACTGGGACTTGACGCCGCGCGAGGCTAACCAGTGGATTGAGGGCCACGTCAGCACGTTCAAAGATATCTCCCGGCAAGAGGGTGAACTCCGTACGTTCATGATGTACAACCCGAACGGAGGGCTCTGATATGGGGTTCCCATCACCGGCTGCCGATTACATGGATGAAAAGATATCGCTCGACCATGAGCTGATACGTGTACCTTCCGCTACATACTTCCTGCGCGCCGGCATCGAGTCCCGCCGTGAAGCGATAAAGAAAGGGGCTTTGCTGATCCTGGACATGTCGGCCACACCGTTAGACGGGTCGATAGTGATGTGCCATCTGGATGAGCAGATGCGTATGCTGCGATTGCGGCTTCACCCGCGACCGAGGCTGGAGGAGTTGGATCGACCAGAAATCACTTACCCGATGACCACTGATGATTACGATGGGCGCCTGGTTTTCAAAGGAGTGATCACCTACATCATCAATGACGCTAGGACGGGGGAGTTTGACGACTGTCCGGTGATGTAATTTGTCAGGGGTTTTACCTTCATTTTACCTCAGTTTTACCTTTGACAAAGTTCAGGCATAAAAAAACCAGCCGTAAGAGGCTGGTTTAATTGGGGAATTTTGGTCGGCACGAGAGGATTTGAACCTCCGACCCCTGACACCCCATGACAGAGGTTCCTATCTTAACAGCCGCTTAGTGCCAAGAGCGGACGTAACGAATAACTGTTTGTGTGGAGCACTGGGGAACAGGCCAGTTCCATCCGGAAGTCGTTAATAGTCATTTGTTAAATTTGGATAGACGTTATAGTCTGAACAAGCATGGTAGATTCAGTATCTAAAACTGAATTGAGGATAGAAGTAGTAAAATTTTTTATGAAAGGGAGCATCATGGCTAGAAAGAAAAGCATTAAAAAAACATCGTCGGACTTCATTGTTAAAGCTAATGATCTTGAAAATTTTGTTATGAAAAGCATTTCTGGTTTATCTGACCTTCAGCAATCATGGTGCCATGACTATGCAATCATTAGTTTGTATAGAGAGTTTGAGCAAATGATGCTTCATGTGATTGTTGGTGCAATCAATAATGATTCGTCAGTTATATCTGCTAGAACAGGAATTGAATTTCCAAAACACCTTACAGACGAAGTGTGCGAATATATCGTTCTGGGCGGAGAGTATTTTAATTTCAAAGGAAGAAATGGTTTAATAAAAAACCTAAAAAAATACCTCCCAGACGACCATTATTTAATATCGATAGTTAAAAAAACAAAGTATACAGACCCACTTGAAAAGTTAACCGCATTAAGAAACTATGCTGCACATGAAAGTTCGCAATCAAAACGGGCAGCCCTTAAGGTTACAGGTCAAAAGAGGATAGGGACTTCTGGAACATGGTTAAAGCTACAAGGTAGATATAAAGCTATTTCGGATTCTCTTAAAAGCCTAGCTAATGAGATAAACAGAGATGCACCATATTAGCTGAATAGGGTACCGGCTCCGTCATGATAGAGCCGGTACTTCACCTCTTTAAACGAGCGTCAGGAAGGCTATATCGGCGGGCGGTATTTCTGTTCTTGCAGACCCACGACTTCTGAGGGGACTACAACGTCATCAAGGCAAAAGGCGTACACTTTTTCTAGGAGATGCGGAAGGAAAAGTACGGAATGGTTGTGGTTTTTGGGGACATCTATGCTAACTGCAGGGATCTTTATCAAAACTCGCAATCCTGACAACTCTGAGACTGCACATGCCCTACACGTGACCGGAATGTTACTTTCAAAATAATGAAAATAGCCAGTAGTCATCAGTAGATGTCTGCTTTTCGCTCATAGCGGACGTTTGAAGACATTATTTTACGCTGTTATTTTCATAATATGACTTCAACACTAACGGTAACTCTCTGAAGGAAAAAAAGAATAATTCAGTAAATATTACGAATAATTACTCTAACTTTTTGTTTTTTCATAACTACACAATTGATTTAAAATCCTTGGTTTAGATAAGAAATCTCTTCCCCAAAATGATCCGTATTTTTTTTATAATCAATAGGTTAGTTGTTGTGTTTTATTGACGGTTTATTAGGCTGAAGAGGGGTTTATATTTAATAAAAACAGACGGTTAGATATAAATTAGCTATGTACTGCTGCGTCATATGGAGTGCTTTGAAACCGCAGACTTGATCGTGAAAGTTATGCAAGGCGAGATTGCTGTCAAAAACGTGAGGGCTGCAAGCATTTAATCTATGCTGCGGGTCAGATAAAAGGTATTACTAGTGGTTCTTTTTCAGGCCTAGGGATACTTCCATTACGATTTCTGGCCTTAACCTTTTAATCTGATACATCACTAACTAAATCGTCTGATTTCGCTTTTGGAGGACGTCGTAATAATGCAGATGTCCGCTATGTGCCAGGAGCGGACATTGCAAGAAATAATGTTGCGTAGCGGAAAAAGCAATTAAACATAATTGGGTTGGAGATTAACTGGTTCAAGTCCCTAAAGTATGCACGGTGCAAAATCGAGGCCTAGCACATACTCTATACCCAGAGACGCCCCATCCTGAGCAGGACTGGATGACCTCATCCGAATTTGCTGAAAAGTCTGCCGATTGTCAGGATACGCAGCCAACTGGGGGCCGGTTGTTCCTGATTATGACTAGTATATATTCGTATTCAGGATCATGAGCCAATATTGCTCATCACATATTTTATCGATGGACAATTCATTCTAGAGTTGATAATACTAACTTACACTTTTAAAGGAAAAAGCGGGCGTTATGGAAATCGAAGAATTCACTGACACATATTCAGACGACATTATTTATTTAAGAGAAGCAAGAGAGGCGCTTCTGACGCACCCTCTTCGTTCAGAAATGCCTAATTATTGCAATGCGTCCCTGTGCAGGATATATGCAATTGTAATGATTGGCAGCATAGAGTCAATGCTGGAACGATGGCTTGACCGTGATAACCTTGAAATACTAAGCATTTATTTTAAGCCAAGAGTAAGCAATGCCGTTCGCATTAACGGATTATGTTCGTCTTTTACCTCGAAAGGCATCAATGTTAATAAAGACGTATTTGATGATTATTTGGCGATAAAATACCTACGTAATGCGATAGTACATGCCAACTGGGAGAAACCATCCGGTGGTCTGAAACAAGATGAAATAGACTGGATTCATAGTCGTGGATTCCCCACTGATACCCGCAAACTCAATTCAACGCACTGGCAGCGATTTGAATGGGTTAATGAAAACATGATGCTCTACATTGCACTTTCAGGATTTGCAAAAGCTCCACCTGCTCATCATACGGGTACAGTAGGTACTGATATCAAGCCGTTGCCAGATACCAGTGGTATCATCAACTGGTCAGACTGGCCCAGACTCTACTGGTCGAATCTTGAACGCATTTCTGAGTCATTAAACACAAGCATAGCACAAGGGATTAGCCAAAATGAAAGTAACTGGTTAGAAAAACTCGCTGGCTCAGATTTCAACAAATTAACATCATCGCAAAAAAATCGCCATCTCATTCTGTCTGCTTTTACTTCAGTTAAAAATGGGGAGCGTATAGTACAGAATACACTCGAGATTTCAGAAAATGTATCCATGTGCTGGAACCAATTTGTTTCCCATTGCCCGGAATTTAGAAGTTTAGAAAAGTTGGAAGTCAGGTCTGCAATAAGTACTCTTTATATCATGCACGAAAACAATATTCATCCTATAGATCATATTTTCCCGGAACTTAAGGAAGACGCCCCATTAAATGTACATGAAGATTTGGTTTCAGTGTGTTTTGAAAAAACAGAACTACTCACAATTACTGATATTGCCAAAGCTTATAAGCTGGGAAGAATGGCATATCGAGTAATGCCAAACATTATGCCGCTAAAATTGCTCTCTTATTTAATGCCAATTTGTTCCCCTGAAAGAATTCAGGAATGGCATAATCAATCAAATTATATTTCTGATATTTATAAATTAAGTCGCCTCTGGTATACATCCATTGAAGGGCGCCAGTTGAATCTTGATGCAATTGATTATTATCAAGATTTAATTAAAGACTTGAGCAAAGTAAAATAACACGCACATACATTCAATAGGTCAGGCGATCGTCTGACCATTTTTAATCAACACCATTTGGCGAGGTTGATTAACCTGCTCCCCGTTGAATAAGACACCTCAATGTTAGTCATGTAGTTGTTGGAGCTGCGAACTTCCGCTCTTCGCTCATAGCGGACCCATGACCTTGCTTTCTGTCCGTACTGTGCCAGGAGTAGACATTGATATATGTAAATTTATGGTGAGCAGGTCAGTTGAGGAATTTTAAAAAATGTTTGCTAATCAAATAAAGGCGTTTGGAAAGGCATTCGAAGGCAGATTAGAGCCTTTTTTACTTGAAAGTGCTTTGGACTATATAGACTTTAACGAAGAACCACTAGCCTTTGAAATCTTATGCGAACATATTTGTGAGTATGATGTACAGCTTAGCCAAACTGAATATGATGAAGCCATAGCATTAGCTAAACACATGGGGTTAAATGTACTGGATGGACCCTACAAGCACTTAGCTGGCTTAATTGTATAATGAGTCGATTTGACCTTTACCCCGCTGATTCTCACGGAATGTTATTAGCAATGTCCGCTTCTCGCTCATAGCGGACATCGTCCTGCGTATTAGTACAATTTGTATCAGAAGAGGAAGTCCATTAATCACAAGTAAATATTTCAACTAAAAATAATATGAAATAAAAAAGATCACCAGATACAAATTTTATGTCTGATGAGTATTCGAGATTATATCAGTCAATCATCGGCATTTTTCCTGCGTTAGCGAAAGGTTGCACCGCTTTAAAAGAAGATGTTCAGTAATATTACTGATTGCGACAAAAGAAATTTCAAATATTTTTACCCCGGACTGCTCGCTAACCTAAATTACTTCTGATTATCGTAAAACGGGAATCTCTAAATGGGGGTTTAATTTATGTGAAATGAGCGCTAACCTTTACAACGCTATTAGCGCCTTAACTCTGATTCTAACCCTTTAAGTATAGAGTTAAATCTTCAATATTCATAAATGTAAAAGTCATTTTTTTTATTATAAGCCATTCCAAGTGATCTAAAAAATAATGGATAATTATAATATCCTTTTGTGTACATGAAATTTATTTGAGCGATATTAGGGAATTCATGTTTTATCACTTTAACAAACTCCTGAATAACTAACGTCCCAAAACCATTCCGTGTTAATTTGGAATTAATGCCAAAATGTGTAATGGTAAGATGATCTATAGACTTGTCATAACTGCTCCTCTGGATGTAAGCTATTGTTTCATTGGCGTATTTTATTTCAATGTCGATAATTGGTATTATATTTGGATCAATTGAAGTAACTTTATCAAGACTTTTGTTTTTTAATTTACTTCTGTTTTGATAAATACAATCAATAAAGTTTTTCTTTAATTTTCTCTTTGCCAGAAAAAGAATCATAGGGTTATTCCTTTTAGAGTTTATACAAAATGTGGGAAGTTTGAGCCTAAAAAATGCCCTTGATTTTCCCTACACCATCAATATTTTTTCAACGAGATATTCAGTAAAGGCATGAATCCCCCAATTTAATACAATCCAATCAGCTCACATTATGATCGGCTGTTAGTGCTGAAAGTACCTTGCACGTTATAGAATCAACTTATGAGAGTCGGAAGTTATCTCTCCGCTTCTCGCTCATAGCGGACATTCGAAGACAGCTTTTTAACGTTGTTATTTTCATAATATTGCTTCAACAGTAACGGTAAGACTTTGAAGCAAAACACTTAGAATTTCAGTGAATGTTATGAAAAATTACTCTAACTTTCTGTTTTTGCTTAACTACACAACTGATTTAAAATCCCTTGTTCGGTAGACATAAGGTACTGATCTTGAGCTGCATACTGTCAAAAGTGGTTATCAAAACTCAAAAACAAATCAGGATAATCATAGGGTTACAAATCAGGTGAAATTCGTGAGTTCGCGCTGAAAAATCTTATATTAGTGAATTTTATCAATAGCTTGTAACTGATCCTGAAAACTACTGCTGCGTCATATGGAGTGGTTCGAAGCCGCAGACCTGATCGTTAAAGGTATGGAAGGCGCAATCGCTGCCAAAACCGTGACCTACGATTTCGAACGTCTGATGGATGGCGCTAAGCTGCTGAAATGTTCAGAGTTTGGCGACGCGATTATCGCGAACATGTAATCCGCGCTGCGGGTTGCACAAAAGCGGGAACCTGTTGGTTCCCGTTTTTTATTGGGCGTTTGAATTCTTCCCCAAAACTTTCCCCAAAACCTTTCCCCAAAACTCCCTCTTCACGACCCTGTTTTTGCGCTCACTACCACCCAGTCTTTCCCTCGGTCATCATTATATCTGTCCGTCATTTTCTGTGTTTTATGCCCCAAGAGTTTTTGCGTATCTACACCCTGTTCTCTGTATAACCGTTCCGATAAAGAACGTTGCTCATGGAAAGTAGGAGCAGTCCCTTTATCCCAATTAAGACCACTTTTATCTCGCGCCTTTCTAAAAGTGGTTGTTAGTGAACTTGTAGAAACCTTATCTCCTCTAGCTGCTTGGGCAGATGTATGCCTGAAATGTACCAGATATTTACTGATAACAGCGTCGCGACACTTCGAAATAACGTCCCTTAGAGTTAGGCCTAACACATCACATTTCAAATCCAAAGGTATCGCCAGCCTCGAGCCTGTTTTTTCCTGTTCCACATGCAGCATATCATCCCAAATATCTTTAAATTGCATGTTACAAATATCTCCCAAACGTTGGCCTGTAATCAAAGCCAGCAACATCCCGCACTGAAGATAAGGCTCTTGTTGTTCAGCACTGGTGTAGATCTTCTTCCATTCATCCAGAGAAAGTCGTTGTCTGGTGACTTTATTTCTCGGCTGCTTAGTTGCCTGCGCAGGGTTATATCCGGGTGGAACATGGCCGCTGTGCTGCGCTTCTTTAAAGACGTCTATCAACACCAAACGCACTACTTGCGCCATGCGGTTATGTCCTTCTGCTTTTATCGCATCAGTGATCTCGGCAATATCGAGGGTGGTAATATCCTTCAAGTGTTGCAAACCGCAATGTTCACGGAACAGACGAACTGGTTTATTTTTTTGCTTGAAAGAATTTGGTCGTAATTCATTGTGTCTGAGTCGTTCTTCTTGAATGGCCATATATTTGTCCAGCCACTCTGTAACCGTGATATCGGTTCTCCTGCCTTTCATCCTAGCCAGTCGGTCATTCACGCTGAGAATCTGGCGGGTGCGCTGCTCCGCAATAATCATATTTGCTTCTGTGGCAACTTGCTTTGCCTCGGCCTCATCAGTTCCAAGGCTATGGAAGCGTCCGGAAAGGGGATGCTTATATTGCCAGTATATTTTCCCCGTGCGTTTATCCAGCTTGCAGTAAAGGTTAGGTACAGAGATTTTATGTGAACGTGGTCTAGCAGCCATCTTCGATAATCCGTCGTAATCTGGGGTTGGCATTGGTCGGTATTTGAGGTGCTGCAACGACACCCACAAATCTGGCCTCGCGATCTACCATCCAGCATCGTCCCACCCTAATAGCAGGGGGCACCATCATTCTGCCTTTGGCATATTTCTTGAGGACACGCTCGCTTGGAGCATCTGCGCCGAACTCTTCTTTAGCCCAGTCGATTAAAGGGATCATTCTTGACATTGATTCTCCACTGCCGGCTGCAACCGGCTATTTCAATCGGTACGCACATGACGAGCACCCGTGACGGGCGCCGTCGTTACAGCTGATACAAATCTTCGGTTCGCTGGTGGCCGGAGCCACCTGCTTGATTATCCTGGCTGGGACCAGCACCGGCATCGGTACGCGCTGCCGGCGGGCTTCCTCCAGCAGGTTTGCCAACTCCAGCAGGCGCGCTTTACAGTCCATTGCTTCAGCGCGCCACCAGATCACATCTTCACGCAGTAGGCGCTGGCGCCGCAGCTTTAGTTTGCTGGTCATCACCCCTCCTGCTCGGGCGCTGCCGGATATCCAAGCCCCTTATCACTGAAACTGATAACGACCTTGCTTGGGTCGGCGCACTGTGGTTCTTCGCCGTTACGGAACACCACAAAACTAGTACCGTGCATTTCTGCCATCTTTTTAGCCTCAGCAATCCACGTAGCCGCCGTTACAGGCCCTGCTTTGAGCATGGCGGCGCGGCAGGCTTCCCACCCACTGCGATAGGTATCATCAAAATTATCTTCTTCCATGAAACGCCGCTTGTACTCTTCTCGGGTTAGTTCATCAGGCACAGCCACCGACGATGGCGGTGCGATGTAGAGAGCGGCACCAACGGCAGGTTTGCGTGATACCCCGTCGTCGGCGTACCAGCAGACCCCGATATTATCCACCTTCGCCACCGGCTCGCTGTCCATTCCCGCCAGCAGCATGCGGGCCATCTGCATCCACTCGGCGCGGCGCGGATAATTTTCGGCACCAATTCCATAAGATGCGATTTCTTCCAGCCGCTCCCGGCTCAGTTGTGCGGTCATGATTTCAACCCCTCGAAAGTCACTGTGGCGTAAAACATATCGCTCGGATCGCGGTAGAACTCGATGGCCTTTATGCAAAGGACGCCGGTCCGGTTGCCGGTCAAAGCGATGGTGAACGTGTCGCCTTTCTTGGGCTTCTTCTCGTGAATGAGCCCGGCGCCAAAGAAATGGCCGGTGATCTCCATTTTCCCTTTTGGCTTGAAGCCGTGAACGAAGTGGAGGGCGTGGCCCCAGTACTGTCGGGTGTAATCGAACTCTGTGCTTTCCGGCCTGGTGCCGTTCAGCAGCGCGATTAATTTAGCGAGCATGGGCGGCTCCTCGCAGCTCTTTCAGCTGCTGGCAATCCACGCAGGTTTTGCAGCCGGGAACGGCAGCCCGGCGCGCCTCAGGAATGTCCACGCCACATGCTTCGCATTGCTCAGCGGAAACAGCGTTACGGTCGATGCGAATGCGCTGTAAGGCATGCGCCAGGTTGAGCTCTACCAGCTCGTTGGCCTGGTCGATGATTTCTGCTGTCATGCTGACTCCTTAAATTTCGAAGGCCAGTTGTGGCATAAACCTGTCGCGCCCGGCGTCATAGTTCAGTGAGCTGGCGCTGTTCATTGACTCAATACGTTCAACAAGTACCGCTGCACGCGTCTCTTTACTTGCCGGCGCATAGGCTGATTTTTTCCAGGCTTTATCGATACCGATATTGCGTGCGACGTTAGTACTGTCTGCAGAGGACAAAGGGATGTGCCTGAAAATGTCGGCATTCAGCATTCGTAAGCCGTGTAATTTTGTAATCGGGTAGCCGTTCTCATCGACAACGTGTCGGATCAGGTCACGTAATCTGGCAACGCAGCGGCGCGGTCGTTTTGCGTCGTACTCGCCCATGCTTC